ATCAAAGTTTTGTGCGTGTTGATCTAGGATATTGACGCCATCAAAGCCGCCATACATGAATACTGTAAACTTGGCGAAGTTGTTGAATTTGTTGAACTGGATTGGTTGAGTGCCGCTGTGAACAAGGCTTGCAAATGTTAGCTGACTACCAGAAACGCAGCTACCAGTTACAGTATAATCAGTTGGATTCACTACACCATTACGAACGTATACAGCGTTTTTCATCTGAACGTTGACGGATGATGTAAGATAGTTAAATCCTGTTGAACCTATTGATACACGTGCTAGTGTAAACTTGTTATCATTGAAGTCATCAGTTGAAGAACCGGTTACTAGTACGTCTAGCTTGTCAATACCAACAAATCTTGTAAATGATTGAATTATTCTATTTGCTTCATTGTTGATATTTGTATTTAGAACATTGTTATTGTTACGTTCAAACTTTACGCCCCAATATAGTCTTGCGTCTGTTATTTCTTGTGGACCTGGCACAGTAACAAGACCGCTTCCAGATACAGCACCACGAGTTACTTTGAAACGGAATGGAACTGGTGGTACGATTGCACCTTCACAACCATATGTTGACGCTGAACCGCTACCGGCTAGACGAAGCTCGCCAGCAGAACCGGATATATCTGTAAATGTTGGATTTGTATTTAATGTTTGCAAACCACGGAATCCGAATGGTACAACTGTACCAGGAACCATCTTTTGCTCTACCATATCATTCATTACTACACGAATGTAGTTAGATTGATTTGGATATTTGCCAGAGCGAATGATGCGACGGTCATTTGGGTCTTCTACGTCAAAGTTATAGAAAGCTTTAGCATTGCCGATAACTTTAGCAATATATTTGTCGCTATCTGGATCAAGGGTAAGATCGTTAAATTGTTCAATAACAGCTTGGTTATAATCCGTATCGTTGAACTGACGAACTGTTAATGTAAATGAACCGTATGGGTATGTTGGGTTTGTTGAAGCGATGATGTTTTGGATAGAGATCTTAATCTTATCGTTAGAGTACACGCCGTCGTCAATAGCTTCAATATGGAATAGATCATATTCTGTTGAGCCATATGGTTGAGAGATAAAGCTTGGTGTCTTTGGAGTTTTGAAGCGAGTATCAAAACGACCGAAAAGTTCTGCGAATGGAGTAGAAGACAAACCTGATGTGGTAGAAGTATTACCAGAACCGGAAGCTATTAGAACACCAGAGACAGTATTTTGAACAACTGTTGCAACTTCATCATCAACAGCAAAATCTGCATAAACATAATGTTGTTCTTGCTCAAACTTAGCTGGATCCGTATTAAGGAGTTTTGCAAAGTAAAGATCAGATGTTGGGTTGAAAGAAGCGGATAGAATTCTAACTCCAGACAATCCATCTGCGCTTCCAAATGTTGAACCAAGAGAAGTAGAGATTACAATCTTAAAATATGGTTCTTCGCTATCTGCTGGTGTAGAATATACTGCAACGTCATCAAGCAATGTATTGAATGATTCGCCAGATCCTGACATAATCATTATACGTGAACCAGATGCTGCAAAGATTACGCCACGAACAAGATTTACAAATCCTGTACCATCAGCAGCGTCTGGGAAGCTGTCATTGTCTGTGAACATTGGCAAACCAATGCTTTGATCTGCTTGCAATTCATGACGTGCAACCAAAAACTGAACAGAACCTACGCTACGATTTCCGGTGTTTGCTCCGACTGTACCACTAATTTTAAAACCAGCATTTCTAACAATTCCGGCAGTTCTTGTTGCATCAATATCGGTGCCTGTTATATTTGCACCAGCGCCTAATACTCTTACGAAAGTAAGAGCATTGCGATTCTGTAAAAACTTATCTACTGCATATGGAACTGGAAGTTTTGGATCATATCCTCCAAACTTTGTTACGAAATCGGGAAATGATCCAATTGTGTATGGAACGAATGCTGGTCCCTTAAGGGAAGCACCTACTAAACCAGCGGGAATACCAACCGGACCAGCAGTTCTTGCGGTTAGATCGATTTCACGATCAAAAAAGCCTGGAAAATTAAAAAGTTGTTGTGGCATTGATTTAATCCTTCTTATCTAGATACGATATAGTTGCCGATTTCTTTTTCTAATTAGGGTCAACTATCCTACTCTTTCCTGTTTATTTGGATGATATTAAATATTCTTCTAAGGTTTCAATATCAGAAGCAGCAAACACAGTTTCCCCCTTCTTTTGATTGGTATCTAAAATAGATACATACTTATGACGCTTTTTTCCCGTTAAGGGATCAAATAATGTCTTATTTACAGCAAATCTTTGTTGTGTTGTTGGGGTCTGCGTGGTTTCTGGTGCTGTATTAATATCAGTCAGAGTAAAACCGCTATGAACCGTATCTTTCTGTGGCGGTCTTTCCAAATGATCTTTTGGTTGAATATCACCGGCTATAGCTACATCAAATACTATATTTGGGCAGCTAATCCATCTTCTTACTGGAACTGCATTCGTTGGGGCTTGCGCTACTAACAAATATCCCTTTACTGTAATATTAAAAGTATATTTTATAAGACGCTCCTCGCCTTCAAATTGATCTATGTTTTCTCCATTACTAAAACTATCTTCAGTATATGCTAGAAACCAATAGCCTTTATCTGTTTCAAGCTTATGTCCACGAAACTGTGGTAAAAAGCTGGTCATATACGTCTGCATAAGATAAGTCATATGCTGAGTGTAATTTGTCCAGAATACTACCTCATACTTCGCAGTAAAGAACTGTGGTTGCGGAATTGTTATAATCTCGTATATATTGTTTGCAGATATACGATTTTCTAATAAGCCGCCTTGTATTACTTCTAATGTATTTTCATCATCTCCAGTTGGACGTGATGAAGTAGGTAAACCAGAAAGAATGTTCTGTAAATTTTTTAATCCTTGTTTGTTAACAAGGTTTTGATAGTCTCTATCCTCTGGAGATAATTGTCTTTTAATGGTTATAACGCCAGTTCTGGCATTCATGCCACGTGTGTATATATCGTCAGGAGTTTGTTCTATGGAAGTTCTTCTGATAGAGATAGCTGGCAATATAAGAACCTTGTTCTTATCTCTCGGTGGCTTTAATCTTTTCGCTAATGCAAATCTTTCTCCAGTAGCAAAGATAACATATGGTTTCTTTATATTCTGCGGACCCTTTGCCGCACTTACCATATAAGTGTTAAAACCAATAGTTTTATCAAACAAACGATGAATTGCTATGTCAATATCTTCAATACCAACTGGCGGTATTGTAAAATCCAAAGAAGGAGAATTTTCATAACCACTATCAAGATGGTCTTTAGGATTTCTTGGATCTTGTGGTATGTTTTGACGAGTTACATTCTCTTTTGGATCAGCCATATATCTAAATATCAGTCTTCGTTATAGATATCTACTGGTTCCACATATGTTGGGCTATTATTATCAAAAGAACTTGCTTCCTGTGGCTTATGTGTAGGATCTGGATCCGCATCTACGTTAATAATACGTGCTCCTTCATCTAATGCTATCGGAGCCATATCTTCCGCCAATCTTTCACGCATCTGACGACGATCAAGAGTCTCGCCCTCAATATTCTCCGTAAGACCACGTTGTTGCTGCCAAACCTTGGTAACATTGCTGTCAATATACTTGACGCCTTGATCTTTAAGCATCTGTTTAAATGTATTAACGTCAAATTGTCCTTTACGTGCTACTTTACCTTCCAACTTATAACCGGTTTTATATTCTACTTGACCGTATATGCTGTTAATAGGGACGAAAGTAACTAATTCATATAGTTGGTCGCCATAAAGGAAGAAGTCGCCTTCATTAAGATTATAGCCCTTATCTAACAAATCACGAGCTTGAACAAACAACTCGAACTTATTGGTTTGTTCATTGCCAAACTGGTTCCATTTTGTTTCCCAGTTAGGTTGACCTGCCAATACGTCCAATCTGATTGGGTTCTCAAATATTTTCTCTATAGCCTCTTCGTAAACAGGATGAATCTGAGTTTTCATGGTAGAGATTGGATAATAGATTATCTGTTGACCAATTACGTCTTTAATGACTTCTTTGGTAATGTCATTGACAAACTGAATCTCTCTACTTGTTATGAATAAACGACTCATATTCTGTTCTCTCTTCTTCTAATTGGTAGCGTTCCACTTATCAAACAATAGAGGGGGACTACCCAATAAATAGTTTCCAGCCACGAACACTCTTAAGCTTGCCCTTATATACTTTATATAAACTACTGCTATCTAATCCATGCTCTTTGGCAAACTCATTCAAGTTCTTAATCTGATCATATACAACTCCATCCGGAGATATTAACGGAGCCTTCACTTCCATCTCTTCCATCTTGCGTTTGTTATATTCTTGTATGTTCCGTATACTTGCATCGTCCATCTTCTTCTTAAAATCTGGATCTTCCAGATATCT